TGTTGGAATTAACAAGGAGATACGGAAATGAATGACACGTTGGGAAAATTAAACGAGGCGCTGAGACCGTCAAACAAAATTGACGACATTTGCATCGCCCCCATCAAATGCTCAAACGGTGTCGTCATGTCCGTGCAGGCAAGCCGTTTTCACTATTGTAACCCTCGAAACGATCAAGGGCCGTGGGAGACAGTGGAAGTGGGTTACCCATCGGAAAAAATCGACGACCTCATGCCTTTCGCTGTGGACAAAAGAAACCCGACCGATACCGTCTATGCGCACGTCCCAATCGAGGTGGTCGCAAAAATCATTGACGAGTCTGGCGGATTCTGCCTTGACACCTAACCCCAAACAAAAAACGCCGCGCTACGTCATGTAGCGCGGCGTCTAGTTGACCGAAGCGAACTCTAGGTCAGAGTGGCTTTGCGAAGCACGCGGGGTTGCTTGCAGAGATACAGCGGATAGCTGTAGACTTCGCCTTGAACCCACATGTTCCGTTGCAAGTCGCGAACGGTCATTGCGTAAACGCGCTGACCGGGAGTGTTCACGAAGTCGAGCGTTTCAAGCGGCGAAAAGGCCACTTCAAACATGTCACGCGCACCAACCGGGAAGAATTTACACTCTGCGGTCGGGATCGCCACCGTCGAGTTATCATCCGTACCACGATAGTTGTGGAAGGTGATACCACCGAAGCTGAACGCTTGGAACGCCATATTCTGGCGAAGGTCGGCAGCAGCGGCCCAATTCGTGTAGGTGTTAATGACGTTCGGGTGGTTAATCAGAGCGTCATAGAAGTCGTCACCAGCCAGAGCGTGGACTTGCGTTTGCGGCGTGAACGAACCACGAGCGGAACGCGCCATGGCCCGCGTAATGTCCTGACACAGACCGCGAACATTCGTGGTCGCCACGTCAAGCTCGAACGAAACGGCAGATGCTTCCGACTCGTTAAACTGCGTGTAGTAATTATACAACACGGTTGAACCGTCCGCGTCGAGCAACTTGCCTTGCAACGCGCCGAGGCGGTGATGCTCGTGAGTGAGTTCCATGTCCTCATTCACACGGGCGAGACGGCGGTTAAATTCCGACTCCACAGCCATCAACTCAGTCTCCGAACCGAAGGCGCGAATGCCTTGCAGTTCCGCCGCGTTGATCTGCGACGTAGACTTGGCGAGACGGACAGTGCGGAGATTGACCGCATCGCGCGTGTCACCCGCCAATTGAGCCGGAGGTTCACCGGAAGCAGACGCCGGGATTAGCGAAAGCGTACCGTCGCGACGGTCCACAAAGATGTCACGAGTGCGCGACGGAACCGGGTCAAACAGGTTGAGAGAGCCGAGCAGTTGCGGACGATAGTCCATCTTCTGCACGTTACCCGTCAGCGTGGTTGCGCTGAAGGCGTTGGAATTAAATACGTCCATTGTAGGCATGATCAGCCCTCCTAGGTGCGAACGATGATGCCGAGAGCCGCAAGGCCCGCGTCAGCAACAAGTTTAGCGGCGTCGTTAGCGCCAGTTGGGTAGATGAGTTCCGACTTGGCGACCTCAGCGTCACGGGCAATAATGGTGCGGATATCTTCAACCGCGCCGATACCGTAACCAAGCACACCCGCAACAATTTCAGCGCCGTTTGTGGCGGTCGCGTCGTATTGGATATAATCACCATCGCCAGCGGCAACAGTAATGCTGAATTGGTCGCCAATATCAAAGTCGGCTGAACCGTCTGCGATGGTGAACGCGACTTGGTTAGCAAACGCGACGCCAACCGCACCCTCACCAATATCAACGCCGTTTGGATCGCGAACGATGAAACCACCAGCGTTGGTCGCTTCGGAAATAAACGTGACGGTATAGACGCCGACAATTGCATCCGAAAGGACCGGATCAGCAGCAAGCGTCATAACACCGTCACCAGTGCCGCCACCAGCGGAAGCACCCACAACAACCGCCGCAGTCGCGGAAGCCGTGTTACGCTTGCCAAGGATGGTCCCGGCTTCAAGAGCGCCACCAGACGCATCAACAGTGACGGCAGCGCGGGAACGATGACCGCTTGCCTCACTTACCAGAAATTCGAGGTCGGTTTGACCTTGTGTAAGAATCGTCATTGTCCTAAGCCTCCTTACGGACTGCGATACCCATACGCTTCAGACGGGCTTCCGCGTCGTCAAAGTTTTGGGGTTGTGAATCAACAAGAGCGCCGCGCACCGGATCGGCTCGCAATTGCGTTCCGTCCAGAATAGCGTCAAACCGTGCTCCAACATATTCGTCAGACCAGTCGGCGCTATACTTGTCGCCAAGTTGTTTGGCGATCACAGCGCGGCGAATATCCGCGTTGGAAACACCATCGGTTTTCACGTCAGCGACAATCGACTTGGCTTTCGTGACGATTTCAGCGCGGTCTGCGACCATCCGGTCAAGCGCGGCGTCTGTGACGACGGCTTTTTCCAGTTCTTCAATCTTGGCGTCTTTTTCACCAAGCGCTTTATCGTGAGCGGCTTTATCCGTCACGATTTGCGCTTGAAGCGCTTCAAACGCCTTGTTCTGTTTTTCGACGGCTTGCGCGAGTTGCGCAGGTGCGTCAAAGGTCAGGCCGTCAATCATGACCTGACGGGTTGTTTCGTTAGCCACGTTGTTGGCCTCCTGTGCGATTTCGTCCCCGATTTTAAGTTCTTCACCACCCCTTGCACGGGAAACAATAGCAAGGTGATTCATTCGCATGGACCGCTGCACAGCGTCGTATTGCTCACCGCCCGGCGTGGTGCCGGGGGTCCAGTCAACGTCCGCCATATATCCCATGCTGATTTCGCGTTTTCCGTCTTCAATTTGTTTGATCGCCGCCGCGTCCATGACAGACAGCGGTACTCGGACAAACTCACCGTCACGGACAATCTCGTCACCCGTTTGACCAACAGACAATTCTTTCCAGCTATCAGCCGTAACGGGCGAAGAGGGATGGTCAACTGTGACAGGGCGGTGTGCATAACTCGCCATCGCGTCACGTTGGAAAACCTCACTCTCAGGGCGATAAACACGCACTGTCTCTTGATCAGGCTTGCCGAGTTCCGAACCGCGATAAACCTGAATACCCGTGCGCGCAACCTTGGCGTCGGCTATCAGGTATCCGTCTTTAGAGCGTCGAACCCCACTGAGAGGGAGTCGGTCGTATAACGTAATCATTCGTCTATTACACCACTTTCAACCGCTTCCGGCAATGTCTCACCTGTAAAGTCGTTCATCTCACCTTCAAGACCCGGAGCGACACCGTTCTCTGTTAGCATGTTTACAGCGGTTTTACTTAGAACCTCATCGGGGAACAGCTCTGTTTCTTTAAGCGTTTTAATGGTATCCGCTGTTTGCTTACCGATTTCAGAGCGTTCTTTTTCGCTTGTCTGCCACAGTGAACGCCAAATGTAGTGAATGTCTGCGTCACGCGCGCCTGTTGCCGAGCGGATCAAGCATTCGTCAAATACACGCATTGCCGGTTGGATTTCCAACTCTTGCGAAGACTGGATTCGGTCGTAATAATTCCGAATATCCGATTCACCCGTTGCGTTCATCCCGGCTGGAGACTGACCTAGAAGACGTGTCGCCGGTATGTCCGCAGCGCCCGAAACGATCTGTAAGAAGCTGTCCAGCACGTCAGGTAGTGACGCGAAACTCATAGTCTTCTGAACATAATCCTCGTCACCGTCGAGAATTAGCGCGCCGTTGTTACCTTTACCGGCTGCTGCGATTGCAAAGCGGGTGAGCAAGTCCGACTCGTAACGCTTGTCGCGTATTTTCGCCATCAATCCGGGGATCTTGAAAACGTCAACCTTCGCTTCAAACACAAGGGACGCGATGTTAGCTGCCGTGCCGTCCGCATCCTTGATCGCTTTAAGCGTGGAGAGTAGTACAGAATCACCCCATGACCACGATTGCGACCCGGCGCTGATTTCAGTCGGGCTTTCGCTACCGTGAAACCGGATCAAACGTGAAGGGTGTATTCGCACCAAACCTTTAGAGTTGCTTGTAATCTGGTAATAGGACGGCTCGCCATATCCCGGTGACATGGGATCAATGTCAAGATCACCCGCCATAAGGTTACGCCGCGTCATGACGGTCAAGTGTTTGACGCCACCCTTAGCGATACGATCCGGACTTAAAGGTAACGATACATCCTCGTCACCCGTTGCGAAATAGACAGCAGACCCGCCAAACAGCCGCGCTTTTTTACGCGCTTCAAGCACTTTGCGTTTGACGTCAAGCCGCTCTTCTTCCGCTTCAATCGCCGTGATAGTCGGTTTGTCGGCTTGCCACGCGCGCCATTTACGGCACGAATCAAGCGCGGGAATATCGACAATCTTTTTAGGCAACCACGAGCCGCGATAAGCGTTTAGAATTTGCTCGTCACTCAGCTCAGGGCGTTCATAACTCAGCGTTGACGCCTTGTCGCGTGACGTGCCGAGATTAGCCGTCAGGCTGGTCAATCCGTCAGTGAACAATTCAGTTTGTGTCATGGTTAGAGCGCGCCTGATATGTTGTAGGTAGAGGTCGTGACAAGGTGGTCAAAAGCGTCACTCATGGCGTCCACCTGATCGTCATGTGACGCCGCTGGAAAGGTGCAGACCTCGTCAAAAAATGTCTCATTCCACGCGCCTTTTACCAATTTGACGTTGCCCGCCTCTGCTTGCGCCGCGACAGGTGTGGCCCGCGCTTCCTTTGATCCAACGGGGCGCTCTTGACGTGCATTATACCCCGCCAGACGCCGAATGATAGCCCCCGCCCATGCTTTACCACCCGCAGCGGGGTCTTGAGGTATCCGAATCGCTACGTCTTTGCCGTCTTGTACCGCCGTGTTCACAATCATTCGCTCAACGCCGTCCGGTGAGAGACGGTCACGCTCGACGGAATCTATATAATACAATCCGCCACTTTCAATCATTCTAAGTCCGACTGTCCAATCCGGATCGTTCTTTCCGTCGAGCGCCGTTCCCGCCAAATCCCAAGCCCGCACAACGCGGCCCCCCGCAGGAGCGGCGTTAACCACTTCAAACCACGAGCGCTTGAACATACCGCCTTCACGCGGGGCGGGGCGCTGTTGCAACTGACCAGCGGTTGCGAAAGACCCGAGGACTTTTTTGTCACGGTTTACAACTTCACGCGGGAATCGCGCGGGGAATAACAATTCTCCCTGTTCCTTACGAGGGTCGCTAAACCCGATGCCGGTCTTACACGCCCTATCAGGTTCAAACTCCATCGGGAGCATTAAATGCTCGTAGCCGAGATCGGACGCTAGAATGTGGCCGCTAACGTCTTTTTCGTGAAGGCGCTGCATGATGATAATAATTACAGACTTTTTCGGACTATTGAGACGTGTAGGGAGGGTTTCAGAAAACACGCGAATAGCTGTTTCGCGCTCTAACTCCGAATACGCCTGTTCCGGGCTTTGAGGGTCATCCCATATTATGAAATCCCCACGTTTACCCGTCATGGATTTGACGGCGCAACTCTGACGCCAACCCCTTTCGCGATTTTCAAACCCTGTTTTTTCGTTCTGGTCGCTTGTCATTTCAATCGGCCACAAACGGCGATACCATTCCGATTCGACCAGAATACGATTGCGGCGGTTGTCCCGTGTTGCGAGCTTCTGCTCATACGACGCACCAATGATACGGGCGCTGGGCCACCCAAACGGACCCCACAACCACGCGGGGAAAAACACACTGGTCAGGGTGGATTTGGACGTTCCGGGAGGGACGTTAATCAGAAGTCGTGTTATGTCGCCTGTAGCGGTCGCCTGTAGATGTTCCGCCATAGCGTCCATGTGCCACCCGTGAACATACGGATCAGGCTCTACGGAAGGCCACGCGCGCTTTACAAACTCACCAAGGAAGCGACGGCACAACTCACGCTCTGCTTCATCCCAATCATTCTGATTCAGATTGAGCACGTTGCGCTTCCATGAGTTCTTTCAAAGCGGCGTCCGATAATTTAGAAAAGTCGATAGCGGGTTTGGGCGACATGGAACCATCCGGCGAGCTGTGTTCCGTCGCGACGCGATCCTTGAATTTCTCAGGGCGGTGAGCCTTCAAAAGCAATTCAAGCATTCTATCGCTGTATTCCTTGTATGTGTTGGTAATGATTCCTTGGAACACAACAGGTTTATCATAACCTTCAACACCGCGACGCCACGCTTCGCGCTCCAAGCTGTCAACAGCTTCCTGTTCCGCTTCATCCCATTGAACACGAAACTCCTCGTCTTTTTCTTTCCACTCGTAAGCAGTGCGGCGACCTATACCAGCAGCGCGAGCCGACTCTGCAATATTACAAGTCTCTCTTAACGTCTTGATAAACACTGCTTTCACGGGATCAGTGCGTTTAGTGCGAGGGCGAACGGGACCGCCTTTGACTTTATTTGCCATCTCTAATCCTGTCACGTCGCGCCAAATCGGCTTCACACATTTCGATAATGCGAATGATACCACGGCGGGATTCATTTTTCAAAATACTTTTAGTCACGTAAAGCCCTCTGCGCTTTTTGCGGCGTTTAGGGCGCTCTCCAAACAACCACGACCCCGAGGACTTGTAGTAACCCAGAGACCGCATGGCGATACCCACATCACGCTTTGCGTGGGGGTACCACTCAGGCGCGGCAACGTAACGCTCAAGCGCGCTCTGATCAACAGTGTCTACATCAGGCGCACCGTTAACCAACGTCTCGCAGCGCTCGCGGATAATCCGGTAAAGCGAAGGGTTCTCTTGTGACATCACAACAACCGTTGCGACATCATCGCCATTCATCGCTAATTCTTGCGTTTTAGGGTCCGTTTCGTCGTAAACCATTGAAAAACCTTTCGATTATAGACTACATTCATTTCTAGCATAGTCTCGAACACAGCGCAAGCGGTTGTTTTACTTTCGTTAAATCGCTTTAGTGGGGGTCCGTGACATTTTTCAAAAGACTTTCCGGGAATATCAGCACCCCACCCCCTACCCCTTATTTCCTATTACTACTCTTTTACCATTAATAGATGGATAGTATATATAATAATAATAAACAATATAAAACAATACCTTAGAAAGATTCGGACCCAGTTTGTAGACAAACGGACCCTAGACCGTCGTTAAAATAACCCAACATAAGTAGCAACTTACTGGAAAAACGGACTAGATGAAAAAGGTTGTATATAGCAGAAACAAGGGTTATGAAAACTCCGTGTAATTTACAAAAACGAGTCAGAAAATATAAAATTCCCCAAACGCGATGAAATTATAATTCGTGAGATGGGTTTGGGACAATTACGCTGAGGGGTTCAGTAAGGGTGACGACTCGAAACTATTAATTCTCAACCGCCATTTGCAGTTTGTTCCCGCGACTTATGATGTGATGGCGGAGAACGAATTTGTTTCCAGAGGCTGGCCCTTGACACTCACGTAACGTCGCGCTAAACAACTCACAGAAATGAGGAGTAACGATATGAAACCGATGACAGCGAGTGAGGAGATCGTGATGCCTGTCAGTGTGGTGGCGAGAGAGTTGGAGTGGGAGGAGCCGAGCCAGCTTACAAACGGATGCTGGGTCGCAGACGCGCCGTTCATCGGATACAGCATTTGCCACGAAGACTTTCGTTTTCATGTCATTTGTGAGGGTTGGAATATCAGCGGTGACGACCAAGACGTAGCGCTTGATTGTCCCACCCTAGAAGCCGCCAAGGCCGCGGCACAGGCTCATTACAACGACGCTATCGCTAAAGCCGTGAAGCCTGTTTCTGACGGTCTGCTGGATAGCGTTGCCGATGTTTTGAACGCCGCATGGTGCCTCATGGACGACACCGAAGTCACGCCACACGACGATGATGGCGTCCCATCCCTTCACGTTTCGGTAGCGAATTGGCAGGCTTTGAGCGACGCCATGAGCAGGGTTGAGGCGTTCAAACCAGAACCCGAGGGTTGGTCGTCAACTGCGCTACGGTGTTTGCGAGGGACGGGGAAGCCCGCCGAACGGTAATTCGCAAATAAAAACGCCGCGTCAAGACCGAGGAGTATCTTGACGCGGCGCGGCATAACATGCCATGCTCCCGACCCATCGAGGAACAATTCACTTATGCCACAACATGTAGCGGTCCCGCAAGCCCTAAAACACTATGAACAGTTTGTCGTTTGGCGGCTTGTTCACCGTCCGGGTGAAGTAAAGCCAACAAAAGTCCCTGTCGGCAGCGTGACCGACCCTTCCACATGGCTTGACTATGACACAGCGGTTACTTTAGCGCAGAGTGACCCTTCGCTTTCTGGTGTTGGTTTTGTCTTTACAGACTCTGATCCTTTTGCGTTTGTGGACATTGATAACTGCCGCGACTCAGACGGCGCGTGGAATGCCGACGCACTTGCAGCGCACGCCGCGTTACCCGGCGCTGTGTGGGAAACCAGCCAAAGCGGACAGGGACTTCACGCAATATGCAGAGTAGACGTCGCGCAACTCTGCAATAAGCGCAATCGCTTTGCGCTACCGGAAGGCACCAAGGCGGAGTTTTACACATCGCAGCGCTACGTCGCTCTAGGGCACTGTGATTGGACGGGTGAACCGGACGTAGACTGCACAGCGGCTCTTGCAGCGTGGGTTCCAGAGCGCGACGGTGAGAGTGGGGCGACAATTCACGCCGCGTTAACCCCCGGTGCGCGTCCCGGTTATAGCGGACCTCAAGACGACGCGGCGCTGATCAAGCGTATGCTTAACGCCAAGGGAAGCGCCGGAGCGTCTTTCGGAAACCGCGCCACCATCAAGCAATTGTGGGAAGCGGACGATGAAGCGCTGGGCGGGTTCTTCCCTGACGAGGGTGATCGTGCCTTTGATCACAGCGCCGCTGATGCCGCCTTGATGGATCATTTGGCGTTCTGGACGGGTTGCGACCAGCAGCGCATGGAACGGCTCTTCGCCAAGTCAGCACTCGGAGCGCGTGAAAAATGGAAAGACCGCCCTGACTATCGCGTCCGCACAATCCAGAATGCAACGCGCGCGGATCGACGCTACATGGGGAGCGACCGCGCGGAGAGCGCTACAGCCGTGGCGGCACTCACGCCGCAGGATGGCGGCACCCACGCGGCCACGATCGAACCGGACAAGAACGATCATCGCTATATGATTCAGATGATGATTGAATGCGGTTATGACGTTAAATTCTGTGACTTCCGCAACGTCATAACCGTCGATGGTGAAAAGGTATCTGACGCGCTTGAAGTCGATATGTGGTTTGCCTGTAACGAAAAAGGCTTTGTGAATTTCAGCAAGGATAAATTCAAAGACGCCATTTTGCATTACTCTCGCAAGCGTTCCTTTCATCCCGTCCGCGAATATCTCGACGCCTCGCAGCGTGAATGGGACGGCACTCCACGTCTCGACACGTGGTTGTCAGACTTCGCCGGAGCGCCTGATACACCCTACGCCCGCGCCGTCGCTTCAAAGACGCTGATAGCCGCCGTGCGCCGCGTTCGCGATCCGGGATGTAAGCACGACGAAATGCTTGTGCTTGAAGGCGTT